AATATTACTAAGTCCATATCCAACTACATACACTCCGATATCTAAAAATTGATTCATAGACAACCAAGTATTTGGATTGTTTAACATTATAGAGCTACCACTCGATGGAGAACCAGAAATTGCGGTCCATCTAATTTCATATAGAGAAGCGTCTGGATTACCTATTTTCCATGTGCCACTTTGTGGTGTTATAGGAAATCCTCTATAATATACCGATCCTGCTCCTGCACTAGTCGTCCAAGTTCCTTCAGGATACCAATTCATATATGCAGCGCCAATGTAAAACGTTGGCGACTGGGTGCCCCAAGTTTCTACAAAATATGGTAGTACAGATAAAGGAAACAATCTTGTATCAATTTGACTACGCTCAAATGACATTTTATTTAATATTAATCCCATTTTTCTCGATATAGCGTAATAGAATGCGTTTATGAAAGTGAGGGTATTTCTACCCTCACTAGACTCTAATTATTTATACCATATCTATTTTCATATTCTAGTCTAGCAAGTATGTATTCTTTAACTAAACTAGAACGAACTATATCCTCAACACCAAATTCAAATATTTTAAAAGATGGCATCAAATCTGCTATGGCCATGAATTTTTTCAGTCCAGACATATCAGTTTTCTTATATAAATCTGTCTGCCTAAAATCTCCGCAGAAAATAATTTTTGATCTTTCTCCTACTCTAGTAATAATAGAATTAAGTTCCATATCAGTCATATTTTGACATTCATCTACAATAATAATAGAATCATCTAATGTTATACCCCTTACAAAAGAAGTTATAAGAAATTGAATGGTTTTTTGTTCTAATAATCTTTGATATGCATCATGTCTACTGAATAAGCTATCGCAAATATCAATATAGGGTTCTTGGTATACCTCAGTTTTTTCTCGCTCATCCCCCGGTAAATGCCCTATTTCTCTACTTGGTACTGCTGATCTAACTATAATGACTTGTTGAAAATTGTTAGATTTGTCCAACACCTCCTCTAATGCGTGGTATAAAGCAATGTAGGTTTTACCTGTACCTGCAACTCCATGAAGCAACATAACTTTCGAATTATCATACGCATCAAAAAATCTCCTTTGGTTTGCTGTTAGTGGCTCAATTACAGTCATGTCATCTAAACGAATCTTTAACTTATTAGAAATAGTAATTTGAGGTTCGTTAGAATTTTGTAAATGAATATTTTGTTTTATTTTTGCCATGTGTACCCTCTAAAGTAAGAAAGGGCAACAGAATTAACTGATGCCCTCCCAGGAGATAAGATTGTTAAAGATCATTAACGCCTACTTAATTTGTCCGTCAAATTAGCTCGCAATCCATTACTATTACCAATTTTAGACAGGACTTCTTTAAACCCATCATCTACTCTTCGGATCCCAAGGCGTACTGGATCACCCATTGCTAAAGGAACAGTATGATGGTGTTGATAATCGATTGAACCACATTTAGAACAATTTTGTTTGTCTTTACTTGCTATATTACATAATACGTCAAATATATTATCGCACGTATTACATTTAAAAGTATACATCGGCATTTGATTTCCTAATAATTTATATATTATCTAAAATATTTTGTAATGAGTCATCAAAGGAGTATTTTGGGGCCCATCCCAAATCATTGCCAATATTACTTATACTTGGTACTCTATTTGAAACATCTTGATATCCTGCGCCATAAAATTCAGAACTAGATTTTACTTTTACTTGTATAACACCTGTACTTTGATTTCTCATATACAATTGTTTAATTAACTTGTCTGATACTTCTCTAACTGACAATTCATTCCATGGATTACCAATATTGTAAATTTTCTTGTCAGTAATTTCAGGATTTAATAAGATTAATTTTAGAGCGTCTACACCATCTCGAACATCGGTAAAACATCTTTTTTGATGTCCGCCATCTACTAATGTTATTTCCTGTTTAACTAAGGCATCATTTATTAGTTGAGTAATTAATCTTGAAGATCCTTCAGAGGATGATTCAAGCGAATCCAAAAAGGGACCTACCCAATTAAAAGGCCTAAACAATGTAAAGTTAAATTTTGATTTTTGATCTAATGCAAAGATCACTCTATCTAATAGTTGTTTAGAACAGGCATAAATCCATCTAGAATATTTAATTGGCCCGTATACTAGATCAGTTTCATATTCATCAAAAGGAGCCTTTCCTTTTCCATATACTTCTGAAGTGGACGGGAAAATTATTCTTTTATTTAATTGATGGCATAACTTTATGATCCTAAGATTTTCCTCGAAATCTAATTCAAAAACATCCATAGGTCTTTCTACGTAAACTTTAGGAGTGGCTATTGCAACCAAGGGCATTACCACATCAGATTTCTCAATTAATTCATCGATTTTATCTCTTCTTTTTACTATATCAAGTAAATTAAAAGTGAATCTTTCGTTAAAAGGTATTTTTTTATTTCTAGTATAATTAGTATCAACTCCTTCTATAAAACAGTTATCAAATCTATCATCACTTAAAATTGAAGTGGATAGATGATGTCCAATGAAACCATCAGACCCTAAAATCAATAACTTCATTTAAATCCTTTCCAATCTCATATCCTGATTCATTATTCCTTGTATCATTTTACCTAAGCAATCTTCCTGATCATAAAATTCAAAATATTCTATTCCATTTTTATTTTTAAATGAAATAATATTTGTTTCTCCTAAAGAAATTTCTATTTCTTTACCAAAAGTAACAATAAGAATTTTTAAATTTCTAGTATTAGACTTATCTATTTTAAAACTTGATATGTGATCTATATTGTAAGTGTTCGGCTCATCTGTTAGAAACAAGTTGTTCTTATTTCTTATATAATTATCAATAGAAGCTATATGATAAACCCATTCTGATATACTCGAATCAACTTTCCAATCATAAACACATCGTTTGTAATGAGATACATTTTCTTTTAAAGTATCAAATACCTTAGAATATCTATACTGATTTAAAATATACACGGGTATCTCGCCTGCTAATTTTTTCGCATTGATATAATCTAAATTAGTACTGAAACCTTTTTCAACATAGATAATACTTGGATTAGTTTTTAAAGCATTTTTAAAATCTGAAAAATGATTTTTAGTTTCACTTGCAATAAAAACTATAGCATTGTTTAAATTAGCAGGTAATTTTTGCCTTCTAGAATAATTAGATATATCTTTATTACTACCAATAAAGAATTTATCTATGTCAAGTTTAGATGCTATTAGTTGAGCCCATCTTCCTGTGCCATAAATCAAGGCATGCATATTATTTCTCCAGTGTGTCCTTTATTCTCTAGTTTTGTTTTAATGTCCTCAAATACGTTCCATGCAGTAACTAAAATTAATTCATCACCATTTAAAGTTTCGCTAGATTTAATTATAATTTCTGTACCAGGAAAATAGCAGTTTTGCTTTAATGGATTGTCGTCAACAACACCAGTCAATTTATCTATAATATCCAAGGTATATAATGACGTCACTGCTTTAGCAGCTGATCCATACGCAATAAATTGTCGATCTTGTAAAAGATTTCTAACATTAGTTTTACGAGTTTCTATACTTTGCTGAACAGAATTTGCCAATTCAAGCATATTCTTATTATCCATTACTATTTCACATTGCCCTTCTTCCTTATAAACATATGCTCTAAAGGATGATCCATGCATACTAATTTCTTCTATTTCTTTTACTTTCAATCCAACTCTTTCACAAAGTTTAGCAAAGGAATAAGGTGAAAAATAATCTAAATGCTCATGGTACACATTATCTAGAAATTGTCCAGAAGTTATACCATTCTGATGGCCACACTCTGCAACTAATAGACCACCAGGACGCAAACAGTCATAAATGCCTTGCATTAAATCTAGAATATTAGGTATATGTGCAAGTACGTTATTAGCACACACAACATCAAATCTATTTTGGTACATATATTTTTTAACAAATTCTGTACTAAAGAATTCTTGATGTAAAGGTACCAGATTTTTAGAATGATCCTCAATTAGATTTTCTGAAGGTTCAACACCAACAACATTCCAACCTTGTCTCTTAAATTTTCCTAACAGATAAGCATCATTACTACCTATTTCCAATAAATCCCCACCTCTCACTTTATTGTTGATAGTTTCAGCATATTCATCAAAGTGATTTCTAAAAGTGGCAGACACTCCGGATCTATACTTATAGGTAGAAAAGACGCCCTCTGGCTCTGGGGCGCCTGATAATTGTATGTGATTGCAACTTTCGCAATATAATAATTCTAACGGATATCTACTGGTGTTTGATTCTCCATATAGCGCGTTAGCTACAGGGGAATCTGGTAACTTTAACCATTGACTTAAATTTTGATTTCCGCATGCTCTACAGTTTTTATATTCATTCATATTGTAAATGTAAGGGTGAAATTTTAACTATATCCTCATCGTATGATGAAGGGTCTCTTTTAAATTCTGAAATAACTACCATGGTAGAATCTTCTGTAAAAATCATTTCATGGTCAATTAGCGGTCCAGTAGTAAATTTAGTTCCAGGGCCAAAATGCTCTTTATGAATCTTATTTTCACCATGATTACGCCAATAAAAATCCATACTACCATTAATTAGATAACAAGCATGAGTGTCAGTTTTATGATAATGATTAGCTCTAACAGCATCTTTCTTAGACCAAATAATTTGAACATTTCCGAGTTCGTGTTCAATAGGAAGTATTTCTCCTCTAGTGTCTTGATACCCTGATTCAAGATGTCTTCTGTGTGTTTCCATATTATCCTCAATTTTTAACAAACCAATTAGGTACTTCTCGTTTTTTCCATGATGCTAGATGTTGTTTGCCACCAACGTAATAATTTATATATGATTGTATAGAATCTCCGAAAACCTTGTATTGCTCAGGCATAGCAGGTGTAGGTTCGGTGAAAAAACCGTTCGGAATATTTGTTGGACACAACCAAAAATAAGACATCATTCTTTCTGCAGAATGTTTTTTGCCATATCTAAAAGTATATTCTTGTAACAGATAAAACCAAAGACGATACAACCATTTATAATTTTCTTTTGATTCTCTAGTCCAAATACCTGACGGATGTTTAATATGACTAGCTTTCCACATTACGTTTTCTCGATCATCTGGAAGAAGCCAGCGTTTTATATTTCTACCATTAGCAGTTTTACCAAAGTATTCTGTTCCATCTAAAACTCTATGGGCAGTGGACATTAATTGCCCATATTCTAGAATCATCTTCACAACATGTTTGTCATTGTGTAATCTAGCACATTCTTTTGGATCATTATGTAAATAAAAAATGTTCATAATCTAATTTCTATATTTTCTACAGATCGTAATATTCTAATTATAATAGATTTAGTTTTATGGGAAAATAGATCAGAGTCTCTAGCTTTGTGTAAGGCATCTATAATGAGAGTTGGGTCATAATCAGTAATTGATTCTTCGTTTGCTTTTAATTTGATGCCAGAACAAAAAGTATTGACAGCTGTTATAGTGAGGAAAATTTCCTCATCCGTATATAACGGTATTTTATAACCCATAGTTTTGTTGGGTTCGGGAAATTTAAAAATTTTTGCTGTCATCGAGAGTTCCTCACTCTCGATTATTTATCAGAAATACAATTTTTTAATGTAGCTATCTATCTGCGAATCTAAATTATCGTTAGTGATATCCATATGCTCGGTACAGAATTTTTTAATATGAGTACCGACACGTTCACCATCATAGATAGCATTATGAATTGATAGATATCCTGAGCATTGAGCTTGAGCATAGGATTCCGGCCCAAAATTAAATACACTATATAATACGTGTCGATATGAACCTTTATCCACAATCTCACCTTGATGAATTCTTCTGCTAACAGCACAGAATACTTTTAGTTGCTCATCATGTGATAGAGAATTCCAAAATGCTTCACTATCATTTTCGATTTGCTTCATTGTTTCTTGAAAGATGTTGCCTAATTCATGTAATTCTTTTAGTGGATCTTTAGACTCATTAAAAACAGTAACTTTCCACACTCCTGAATCTTGAAGCAAAGTATAAGTTAATTCTTCTTGAATATTATTTTTGTTTTTGTAATTGTCTATTTCTAATTGAGCATAAAGATGCGGATCCTCTACATCTCCCATTTTAAATTCATGTATTTTCATTTAAGTTCCTAAATGATCCTTATGTTCATCTTTACATCTATGCCAAAAAGGTAGAAGAGCAGAAAAGAATCTGCCCAGCCAACCTATATGCTCTCCACACTTCTGGCAACACCAACTTGGAATTTTGCTCATATAAATCCTATTTTTGCTTTTGGTTTTGCCTTGTGAGTTTGTTTGTGAAAGACGTCTGCAATACTATAAGTATCATTGTCACTTGGCAACACCGAGTCAATAGCATTTGCAAGATTTTTGGCTTGTTGTTTATTTAGATAATTAAAAGTCAATACATCAAAACAACGACCCGGACGAACAAGAGCCGGATCAATATCTTTTACCGAAGGTAAGTTGGTACTAAAGATTAACTTCTTATTCTTTGTAGTAATTAATCCATCGCCGACGTTGAGAAACTTGTGCATCACAGTATTGCCTTCGTTTCTGCTGCCTAAAAAGTTATCTGCATCTTCCAATACCATGATGTTATTGCTACTTTCAATAAAGCGAGCAAACACATAATCTTTTTCTAACAGCTCAGGGTCATAAGTTACAATAGCACTTGTCTTGGTATGCTGCAGAAGTCCTCGAATAAAAGTAGTTTTACCTGTACCTGGCGGACCAATCAATACGAGCACACTCGCAGATGAATGCATGTAACGATCATAGTAATCAGTTAACTTTTCATCACCGAGAAAAGGATACATTTCTGAAACAGGAGACTTATCTGTAGTTAAAGGAACAGTTACATTAGAACCATCTGAAGAATACATCCACTCAATAAAAGATTCAGCAATGTCAAAATTATCTTTTAGTGTCTGTTCAAAATTCTTAATGAAGTTGATTTCACCAATTAGTTTTACTGAGATATAAGTGCTGCTAATATTAAATTTGATAATGGCTTCATTAAAGAAGATCGCACCATGTTCTTCGCCTGATTGAAAAATACGAGTTCGTGATGCAGTATTATTAGCTACAAAGTTTTTCCAATCCTCCATAGTACATAGAAGATGTAAAGACTTAAACTGAGTATCTAAACCAGCATATGCCTTGTCAAGAAGAAATTCTGATACAATAACATCCTCTGCATCAGTTGCTGCTAAAAATACTTGTCTATTATCCATGTTGAATGTATCCCATGTAAAACCATTCATACCTATACGTGTGTCTTTTCTTAATCTACGTCTAGAGTCGCTACTAAGATATCTCCTTAACATACCAGTATTACCCATATTAGCTAATACCTGTTCTAAAGTACGATGTCCGGTTGTCATTTAATTCTCTTTGAATCATCAGCAATATTCTTGTCTTCACGCAACTCAATAAAAGTTGGTAGAAATAAACTTTCTACGTTTCCACCTTTATCTTGAATACGAGCATTATATTTTACTGTGGCTACTTTTCCTACAACATAATCAACCACAAATTCTTTACGCTGCTCATCTGAAAATCCTGATCCAACATTTACTCGAATCGCCCCATCATTTGATTCACAGATAAGAGCCCCAAGACGACCTTTATTCTTACCAGTACCTTGTTCCCAACCCACAATCATTAGATCACATTCAAGTTCTGCTTTAAACTTAACCTGATCTTTACTGCGCTTATCTTCCCAGATACCATTGATCGATTTAAGAATAATGCCTTCTTGACCTTCATCTAAATACTTGTTGAATAGCTTGTTGGCAGTATATTGGTTTTCTACAACTTCAGTAGGCACAATATCTAAAAGATGACCCAATACCTTTGTACGTTTAAACTTTTCTACATTAGTAATTAGATTGCCTAGTCTACCCTTGTACGGTATTGTATATACGCTTCTTACGAAATGATCATAAGGAATAGCATCCCACAAAGTTGCTCTAACCATTGCACCTTCTTTTTCTGATTGAGTGCCTTTAATTGCTTTAGTTAGAATACCGTTACCTGTTTTACGATCAAGAGGTTTGCCTTTTCCATCTACCACAAGAAGTTCGCCGTCAAACACAATATCAGTACCATATACTTTAGCCAACTCAATGAATGCCTGACCAAATAAGTCTGATGCGATATCAAGCTGTCTACCATTACGACTTCTAAATTCTACCTTTCCTTGACGGACGATAGCGTTGAAGCGCATGCCATCCAACTTAAGCTGGACGTATGCGGGGAACCCGATTTTGTCAATGAGTCTCTGGTCGAATCCAGAAGCCAGCATGACGGGATACGTTTTAATGAGTCCGGGCCAGATTTTATTAATGGTTGGTTCGCCGACTCCGCAACGAAGGTCTTGTTTGATGATTCTTTCAATAACGCTGGCATCTTGTGCATCAAGTGACTCCAAAATAAATTTTAAATGGTCAATCGCAGCATTGCCAGTCTTGTTACGAGAGGCAAATTGCTGTTCAAGTTCTTGCATAGCCCAACCTAATGCTGCCTTAGCCTCAGCTTTGCCAACAATATAATTTGGGATTTTGCGAATATAATAACTAATCATTGGATCATATGCTAGACGAAATGTTTCTTTTAAAACATCATTACTAGCATGTTGCCGAAGAATTGCTTCTTTGGCTAAACGAGAATTGTCTGCAGCAAGAGCTTCAAGAATTTCAAATATAGTCATCATATTACCTATCAAGAATAAAATACGTTAGCTTGGCGGTCATTCTTAAGTTTACGCTTGTACGCAGTCTTGTCCTCAACTACACGAGGACGATACTTCGGCGTACGAAGATCTTTTGCTACAGGATTACGTCTTTTTTCGGTTTTCATAAGAATCTCCACTATTTCATTATTATATAGGAAAAAGATACTCATGTCAATCGAAGGGTTATTGCTAATTTGCTTAAAAATTAAGCATGAAATGGTTGTATCTCCGTTTTTATGGAAAAAGAAACAGAATGATAATCATGAGGTCTAACCATCACTGAATTTTTGGAATCTTCAAGTTTCTTAAGATCAGCATAAACACCAATAATCTCGTTTTTTCGAATTCTATTGATTTTATCGTGCCACCTAGCCTCAAGGATATAGAGTTGCCTCATGCCGCCTTATCCATTGTAGTGGTGTTAGTGATAGCTTGATACAAGTTTTCAAATTCTTCGTGTTCCTCAACCTCGGTATTGAAGTTTTGCTTGTGATAAGTCTTTGCCATTCGTCTAAATGTTTTCTTAGACAAATTTTGCTCGTCACAAATATTCTTGATCGCTTCTCGAATAAATTCTCGTTCAGCATCAATACGAGTCATTGAACCACTAATTTCTCGCATACAATCATAGATTGCTTTACGATCTGCTGGACTGCTTGGAATACTCATAATTATCTCCGCATGGATGAAATTGCTTTCGCATCGTCGTCACTAAAAATAGGTACAGCATTCGACTTGTGCATTGTACCAATACCAATAATCTTTGTTCCAGTATAAACTGGAGCTGCTTTTTTAGCAGCTACGCCTGCACCACTGTCATGACTTTTAATATGGTCATTAGTGGTGCGACCTGGAGGTGGACCTAACTTGGGAAAAGGGCGGGTCAATGGTCGGGAAGGCACAAACTTGGCAGTCTTGTCAATTTTTGCCTTCAGTTCTTGCCATTCTGCTTGTAACTCCAGATCACGTTTCTTCGCTTCAGCCGAAGCATACTTAACTTTGCGCTTTTTGCTACCTAAATCATTAAGCCAAGGACCAACTAGGGACATATCTCACCTCACTATAATATATCATAATTATATTGTCTTTAGTTACGCTTGTCAAATGCTCTGTATTGATGAAAATGGTAGTTTCTTGAGTCAAAAACGTCGTCTTTTGGTATTTTTGAGTGATCTTCCCACTCAGATTTTGGTATTTCGACCAAAATCTCTGGTTTTTTCCAAAAAATTAGACGGTTGAACCATCCAAAGGGACTTTACTGCTACCTCCCTTTGCTTTTTTCTCTACTTTTTCCGCTGGTTTAGGAGGTAGCATGCCGGGGAATGCCTCTGATACTAAATCATATGTGACAGACTTATATTTTGATGTAATATTTTTATCCTTCATCAAATTTAGTAAGTCTGCTTCCTTCCAATGTAGTCCCTCGAGCATTTGAATCCATAAATGTTCTCGTTTGACCTTGGTAATATTAGCATCTGGCTTCAACCAGATATAAATTCTTCTAAATTCAGTGTATAAATTGGTTTCAGAATAACCATCGGGTGTTCTATCATCACGTTTGAAGGGAGGCGTACCTTCAGGTAACATCAATTTATAATCTGAAATAAAGTTTAATTCTAAAACACCTCGAAGTACTGGATTATCGTAACTTCTTAGTATATCAATTTTAGCTTGTTTTGTTTTTTGTTTTTCTACTTCTTCGAAAATTTGAGGTATACTCGTTTTCATCAAAATTCCTCTATAACTTCAAGCATGTTTTTCATTCTATTATCAATGAAATAATTTAAAAGCATACTTTTATTTTTTGTGGGTTGAGTCTCGTAATTATTTATAATAGCATCACGGATTTCTTTAGGAATGCAATGAAAGTCAACCAATGTCATGTTTCGTTTGAAATTCTTAACGAATTCAGCATCCGTTGGCATCGACAAAGGATTCTTGATCCATTCTTCTAATTTCTTTTTAGAAATTGGCTTTTGTCTTTCTCCGTTGACGAGACAGTCATCTGGTGATAAGACATTTGGGATGCCGTCTCCTTTGTCTCCGCGGATGATATGTTCCACCACATATTCCTCCGCTGTTGAGTCTGGCTTAACATATTTCTTTTGAATAGGCGAAAACTGTTTGACATTTCTGAACCTCTGTAACTGTATAAAGTCATGGTCCCCAGAAATAATTAAGAATGGCTTTGGATCACCGTCACTAAAGGGAGTAATATTTTGTAAATCATTGTTCTGAGAATAAAAAGCGAGAGCAGCAATAACATCGTCTGCCTCTGCTCCATCAATATTTAAAACCTTGTAGGGAAATATTCTATCGATCTCGTCTCTGATAGTTGACAAAGTTTCAAAGATAAGTTTCCAATCATAACCAGATTCTTCTCTAGCCTTTTTTCTACCAGCCTTGTATTGGGGAAATACTGCTCTGCGCCAATATTTCATATTATCACAGGCAATAACCATCTCACCAAACTCTTTACCAAATTTTTGTTTATATCCTCGTAAAGAATTTAAAATCATATGCCGAAGAAGCGGGACGTTAAGTTCCACGTCAGTTCGGCCACCTATTTCTGCCATTAAATTAGAAATAGCAGTTTGATTAAAGTCAACAACAATCATTATAAACCTGTTTCAGTTATGTTTAAGGTATCTTGAATATTAGAATAGAAAGTTACATTGCCATCTGAAGTTACAAAGGCATTTGCTGATTGTACATTACCACTACCATATACATTTTGCAGATACGTAGTTGCTTCAATAATAGCATTAGCTATACTAATGTTAGATCCAGTATTAGCATAGTTAAAGGTAAGACTTCCGGAGACTGTACCAAGTAAAGGTTTGGATAATGTCAATGCCCCAGTCAATTCGTTTATAGAAAGAATTTTAGTGTTGGTATCGACATTAGTACCAAATACATTTTGCCCGATTATAATATTACCAGTATCAGTTGTTACTATGGTTGTCGAATTCGTATTACTGGAAATAGATGCCGTTATATTTCCTAAAGCGCTAGTTATATCTATGCCAGTAAAATCTTTTAATGTTAGGGCTAATACATCATTACCACAACCACTTAATAATTGAAATATAATTTGATTAATATAAGCAATCACTGCATTTTTTATAAATTGCTTATTGAAAATATTTGTAAAACTAACTTGAATATTAGTTATTGTGGAATTCAATTCAGCTATACTATTTTGTAAAGAGGTATATCCTGTCCCAGCGGCTAAACGAGTAGCCAACGCATTTAATATATTTTGTTTAGTCAATGATCCAAGTAATGTCTGCAAATCTATGTCTGGTATATTCTTTGCTGGGGTACAACCGTTGCCCAGTAAATCTGCCAAACTACAAGAATTATTTCCCGAAGCAGGTGTGACACCAGATAACTTATTAGTGATATCCAACAAGCTATCCAATTTACTAATCATGGCATCAAGAGCAATGTATTCTTCTGAAGCTGGATCTAAACCACTTTTTCTTGCTTCGGCTTGACTTTTAAGAGCTTCTATAGACGCTCGCATTGGATTCTTATAGAATTGATTAGCTAATTCATTAGCCATCTTTTCAAAATCATTAACGTCTTTAGTTATTTGCTGTATTCTTGCAGTTACTTCATCTACGACTTGTTTTATTTGAGCTAGTTCTGAGAATAAACCTGATCTTACAGAAATGGAAGGCATTCCTTGAGTCAACTGAGTATATACTTGTTGTAGGGGGTTACCTCCTAGTTGAGCGAGAATAATTTTTATCAATTGGCAATAAGTTAATTTTATAGCAGCCATATAGAATCTCTAAAATTAATATTTATCCTACTTGACCACTCTGATAATCAACATGTCTGCACCAACTCTACCATTTACATCTCCGCCTTTTGTCTTGATTGTCTCCATAAACTTACGAAGCTGGACCTTGCCAGCATTTAGTAATTCTTGTAACTGATCTACAGGTTTACGTAATGTCTTTACTTCAGATATTTCCGGATCATAATTCTGCAAAGACGAACCTTTGACTTGAATACCTTGACCCGAGTCTGTACGATATACTGATAGCTTACGATTCTTAGTATTGAAAAGCCATACTGCAGATGCACCAATGATATCCATTGGATTAACTGAACTAATATTGAGCTCATCATCCTTTGTCTTATATTTAAGATTTTTAATTTGTTGAGCAGGAGTCTTTTGTCTAATAGTCCTTGGCTTCTTGTTAGCTTTCTTGAATGCGCCGTACTTCTCACAATCTTGAATCATAGTTGCGAAGAACTTAGCCACATCCTTCTTACTTGTCTTGTTATAATGAGAGAAAGCTTCATTTAACTGAGCATCTTTGCCTTCAACAATCTCGATCCATTCACGTAATTTGTTCTTGGCCCACTCTTCAATCTTCGGAACATATGCTTGAGGGATTTCTTTCGACTTTAGATCTGCTTCAAGCGAGAACTCTGTACCATCACTAATATAGTCATCATATACTCCCTCCAAGGTGCCAATGTAATTGGTAATCTTCTCATTCATAGCATCTTGAATAGAAGGTCTATTAGAAAGTATAACGGTTTTTTGTACTACTGGAGCAATATTAGGTTTAAGAATTGAGAGAATATAGTTGTTGAAATTCTCGACATGGTAATCACTTAGCTTAGCGCCTTTGCTCAAAATTCGAGCAATCCAACCATAGGTCGGACGAATTTCTTTGTCAGACACCTTGTCGAAATCTTTTAGATCAGATGGACGATTTTTCTTAATATATTCTCTGATGAATTTTCGAGCATCAGCTTTATTGCCGTCGATTGAATACCAATTCATCGCATTGATGAATTTGACAGCATACCCTTCGCCGCCGGCAACAATCTTAGTTGCATCTGGTTCTGCGCCGACAACTACATTTTTTGGATTAGCTACCTTTTCAGCTCTGGCCATATTGATCTCCTATCATATTCTTATTATATAATCAAAAGATACTCGTGTCAAGCATTTAGTTTGATATCAAATTCCTTCTCAATGTGAGCAAAGATCTGCTTGAAACGAACATCAATATGATGATTCTGCACCATTAACTTGTGTCTTTTTAGAATACCTTCTTTTCCTTCAGAGTCAAACTTCGCAATAGCACACTCGGTAATTGGTTTTGGATCTATTACTTCCGAGATACCATAAAACATACAATGTTCCTCAAAATCAGCAATGTATTTGTTTCCTTGAAGAGTCTTTGGAATTAAAGGAATACCACCTGTAAATACCGCATCAAACAATCTTAAAGGCAAATCATTGAACACGGGCATGATCCAATGGACTTTATGATTAGTCCATTCCTGCAATCTTGATAACTGAGTTCTGTCATGGTACAAAGGAGGCACTAAAGCAACTTCTTTGTATACCTCATTTACTTTTCTAATCATTCCATTACGATATGGAAATTGATTGTATTCTAAATGATGTCCCAATGGTTCGTTTGATCTTTCGGTATTAGTAATTATCTTCAAGTTCTTTTTGGCAAATGATCTGCTCCATTGTAAAGTTCCACACGGTATTGGACCAAATGAATTAGAATTAAATTTTGTAATCACATTCACGTTTTCGGAGTGAGCCGGAATGTAGATGTCAACCAATAACGCACTCAGTGTAGATAAACTGACCCAATGATGATTATCATAGTCCCAACAAACGTAAATTGAATTCGGAGCAGACTTCTTCAATGACAAAAAAACGTCTGTACTATCTCTATGATTAATAGTGTTATTCTGTAGAATAACTATTGACCAATCCTCAATGGTTTGATTGGTGGTGTAGTCAATAAACTCTATATCGAAAGGCATATCAACATTCTCATAGCAGGCATGTTGAGACATGTAAACTTTGCCTTTGAAATTTTTCTTGAATTCTTGTTGTAAAGATTTATATCTTTTTTCTTTCTGATAGTTATGATTAATCAAATCATCATTTGCTGTACAAGACGCAGCAGCCCAAGTAGCCTGCGCAGCAATATTCATTGTTTGCTCGATTACGCTCATTTTTGTCCTTGTTATTATAGTTTCGTCCACTTATCAGTGAGTAGATTGTTGATGTTCTCGGCAATGGAAGAACCCCAATTCCAGTTATTCATATAAGCTTCGTCATATGCTTCTTCATCTTCTTCTAAACTAACACTAATGAAGCCGCGAATGTTATACGCGAACATATCGGCGAAGTCCTCGACATCAATAAGATTATCAAGCTGAGAGATGCTGATTATCTCTCGTATCATTTTTATATCTGATGATCCATCGATGCAACTCTCGATTTCCTCATCGGATAAGAGATCATTTATTTTTAGAGTTGCCAAGTTCAAAATGTATCTCCTTAATTGAATCAAGTCGAATCGAACGCCATTGGTCCAGCTCAACATCAGTAACACTAATTACTTCGGCATTCTCTTTTCTACCGGTACCATTGGTATTAGCCACCATGCGATCGTGAAGTGTCGCTTTCATGACTCTTTCGGTTCCATCCTTCTTGGTAAAAGTAATATTAACGACTTGTTGTCGTAACACGCCTTTTAGCCAGCTACGAAGTTCGTTTAGTTCCATTTCATTCCAATTATTCGTCATAATCTTTATCCCAGGTTTTAATAATGTCATGATATTTAATGACAAGTTGTACAAAGTTTTCTAATTCAACACTAGTGCAAGTAATTTCAGTCCAGCCGATAAGTCGGTGTTCGTCTATTCGAATTTCTTTCGTTTTCATGTTCGTAATATCGCAGAGCGTTTTTAGCTGAGGTCTCATTTAACAAATTTCATTACAAGTTTCTCGGCGAATATCTTAAAGAATTCTATTCTTAGAATATTATGGACACCGGGCATGTGAATGACGAAATCCCCCGGTGTCCAATTACAACTGGTATTTAGTCTATCAAACTTCTCGACTTCGGCAATTCCCTCGTATGCTTGAAGATAGTAAGAATTCAACGTTTTCTGAGGAACTATTTTCAATATATCGGTATAGTTTTTAGCAGTGTCATGTATCACTAGTTGTTCGGGCCATTTATTATTTGTATACTTTGGTACGAATCGATGCGAATAAATCATCTCCAACCAAGCCCGACCTTTATTCGAATTCTTCACCAAAAAAGAACCGCAATTTATTCCGGCACCATCAGTCGAGATAATGATGTCATATCTGTCATCTATAATAGATTGCAGTTTGATATTATGATTAGTAATGATTGCATCAATATCAATCCACCAAATCCATTCAATACTATTATTTAGTAGAGTATCTAGAATTATTTTCGGCTTCTCGAAGTAAATAAAGTAATCCTTTGAGAAATCAGAATTCTTATAAAAGAATTTGTAGTTATGAGCATTCGCATATTCCTGTATAATAGGTAAAGTCACGTCGGCGAGACTTTTATACGACTCATTGTACATCGACACAATACCAATTTTTTCGCTATCAATCATTGTACGTTTTCGTATTCGAGAAAAGTTCAGTTGCCAATTTATAATCCTGATGATTGTAGAACTGAAAAGCAGTTGATCCCATCGTAGTGGGAACGTAAGTAAATCCGATATGATAACGAGTTAGAATATCCACGCATTTCCTTCGAGACCAATCATCTGTCGGCCAGATCTCTAGATTCGTTTCATGTAGAGTAATACCAATTCTAGTTTTCATCGACTTTCACTACCCATTTCTCTTTCATACAGTAATGAATCTTTAGATCAATCATTTCCTCAATGTTTTGCTGATTAGTCGAAGAATAAGCAATCATTATCAAAGACTGTACTTCATCAAGTGTAAATAACAATTTACCATTATTGGCATGTTGCATCGCCATATCTCGAATAATGTTCTTTGCTAAGTACTCGATCGAATCGTATTTGTGATTATATTGATTAGAGAATAGTTGCAGTGTAAAAGCATATTTGGTCATAGTTTATCTCTATGTAAGTAGATGAAGAAAGTAACAATGGCTATAAAGCATAGCATTATTATATTGAACTCAGTTAGAGGAGTCATTATCTTTGTTATTCTTTTTCGTTTTATATAGATAGTTACCCAATAAGATTGCTAAGACTATACTAATGAATAATATAATGAACTTCATTTCGTATAGATCCCAGATAGATTCGTATTCAAACATAATGTATTCTATATAGAAGGGGTTTTCATATAAATTTCTGTACAAGAAAATTTTTAAATCGAGATATGTAGAATAGATTGGACATATTATAGATAGATTTCTGTACAAGATTTTTCTGAAATTGAGACATGGAGAAAGATTAGAGAAGATAGACTCCGCAGAACTCGGTTTGACTCGGTGGCGAATGTAATAATTAGTCACGGTGGCGAACGGAGTCACGGTGGCGAATAGAGCGAAGCGGAATAAGAGGTTATAAAATAGGGTAGGGGTTTATACCCGTTATATAGGGTATGAGACTCATCTGAGAAAATAATTTTTATATTTTATAACACCTTTTCCCGAGTCCTCTCACCAAATACTCTAAATTCCCACATCCAGCCACACCAGAACCGAGATTGCCCCAGCCGCAAACCAAAAGCTATAGCCTACCATCCGATCCCAAAATGCCCCGGAATCCTCTCGGGGCAGCACACGTCTTTCGGTTCTCATGCAGCCTCCTTAGCATAGGACTGCTCTATATAGCCTAGACTGTCTACTAGCTGCTTTAGCATCTCCTCACGGGTAGCCTTTGGAAGATGGTACAATGATTGCTCTACGACAGCTGTCAGTGTGCCGATGATCCGCCAGGGAGTGCTGAACTCGTT